TTAATGGATATCTGCAGGTGCCCAATGCGACCCGCCACCGATCCGCACGCCGGCATAGATCAGCTTTGCCTTCCATGCCGGCACGCCGGTGAGAATGCACGCCTCGTACAGCATGGCATCGGCCACCGCGCGCGGCATCGCGCCCGTGCTGTAGGCAAAATCATGCGGGATCGATGGTTCCTGCGCGATCTCGCCGAAAATCGACAGCACGGCCTGCGGGAGAGACGCAAGGTCGGTAACGAACCCCGCCCCGACGGTGATCAGGCCGGCCACATCCGACTGGTAGACGAAATTAGTCAGCAGCTGGAAGAGCTGGCGGCCATCGCGATTGCACAACGGCATGTCATCGTCACCGCACATGAGCTCCATGCGCAACCGGGTGAGAAACCGGCTCACGCTATTGCCCGGTCGCGGTCACATCAGGCAATGCGGCGATGGCAATCTGGGCCACGGCCAGGTCGAGCAGGATGCGGTTCTTCTTGTCCGGGTCCATGCTCGACGCTTTGACGATCGACACGAACACTGGGCTGTACGCCGATGCGAATGTCTTCAGGTCAGTTGCCGCCACGACGCCACCGTCCGCGACTGCAGTGCACACCGGAGTCACGATATTGGAGACATTGACCAGCGCCAGGGTGTCGGCAGTGCTGATGCCTTCGAGCTCTTCGAGCGAGGTGATGGCAATGAGGGCGGACGGGCAGAACTGCGCTGCGATTTTTGCTGGAGTTTGGGCCGGGCTATCGGCCTGCATGGGAGCGCAGGCGGTCAAGGTAAAGGCTGCGAAGATGGCAAGTACTGCAAAGGAAAAACGCTTCATGGGGTATTGCTCCTATCGTTGAGGTGGTATGCGCCAAGGCCGGTGAGCGCGAGTTTGATGGCCGAAATCAGGTCCTGGGCAGCGTCGATTTTCAACACGACAAGCGCCACCCACGTGCCGAACAGCACCGTGCCGATCGTGAGGTTGATCCAGGTGGAAGTTTTCATGTCAGGCTTTGGACAAAACATCGAAGCGGGTCAGGTTTCGCCCGGCCATGACAGCAATCAGCGAATCGGCGTAGTGCGGATCCGTGGCGTACTTTGCTGCAGCCACGGCGCGCGCCCAGCCCGGGCCAGTGGTCTCCCTGAAGCACGCGGAGTATCGTGGGTTCGTCCGGAAGAAATTCGCGTGGTCGGCCAAACACTCGCCCCAGGTTCGGTATGCACGGAATTTGCAGACCATCGGCACCGAGACGCCCTTCACTACTTCGTGAGTGTTGAAGTCGACCGTGGCGCCGTGCCAGGCGCTGTCGGCCTTCACACCAAAAAGGTTGCAGCCCAGCGCCCGCTCACCCCAGGACGACTCGAGCGCCGCCTGGGCGATGGTGAAGCTGGCGGGGATGCCGCTGGCGCGCTGGCATGCCTGGGCCAGAGGAACGATCATGTCGAGAAAATCTTGCGGCTTCATTCCGAACCTTTCGTTGGAGCGCCATGCCAAAGCGCGTAGAGAGCACCGCCGACGGCCAGAATCGGACCGGCCCAGCGCGCCAGGCTATAGAGAGTTCGCCCAAGCAATTTCGCCAAGCTGAACAACATGCGACCGAGCCGCCGGAAGAACCCGATGCCCTTTTTTCCTGCGTTGAATACCGCTAGCATTTCGGCGCTTTGCATCGCCATTTCGTCGAGCTTCGCGGTCTGCCTCGATTCGAATTCAATTTGCCGATCAAACGTTGCTTTAGTGAGCGTGCTGTTTTCGGCCACGTCGCTTTTCAGTGCATGAATAGCGCTCGCGAGCTTCCGCATATGGCTGACCATTTCGATCATGTCCCGCTCAGGGTCTTCCCCGAGGCGAGTTGGAATGGGTCTGGACATGGATTCCTTCGTGTTGGGTACGGCAGCCGGAAAAAGAAAAGCCGCCCGAAGGCGGCTTGCAGTCGAAGCGGATGAATTTCAGTCGACCCAGAGCACGGACTCGACGCCGGCAACATCGACGGCCGCGTTCACGGCATCTTCATACTTCTGGCGTTTTCCGATGAACATTCCGGCTGCCGCAGCGTACTGCGCAGCATTGACGATAACGCGAGCCGCCAAGTCGGCCACCGTGATGCCGCGCGCGGCGGCCATGGCGGACAGCAGAGGCGTGGCCGCGTTTTTGTCTGTCGCATATGCAACGGCCTCCCCTTTCTGGTCAAACCAGCTCTGAATTTCGTCATCCGGATACCCTGCCTTGACCGCTCCCATGCGCTGAGCGAAATCGCCGGCAAGCTGCGCAAGTTTGAATGCCTTCACCTCATTGAGGCTCGGCTCATCTGGCGGTGTAATTAAAAGTTCGCCATTCACAAAATCGAACGTGCAGTCGGCGGGCCGCCCTTGCGCTGCATCGTAGTCAGCTTTGCTAACTATGATGAGGTCGGGAGGCAAATCTGGATATTGAAGCGTCGACGGGTAAAAAGTGCGTGTGGTGGGTGAATATTGGATCATTATATTAATAGCCGATCACAAGAAAGCGCCAGGTACGCGATGCAGTATTCGCGTTCGTAAAACCACTCAATGCGGTCTTCGAGAAAAATTCTACAGTCCCGCAACCAGAGTTTGGAACAGCGTTGCCCGGGGTGAGAAAAGCCTGCAGGGCACCATTGGGAAAAGCAATAGGAACAACAACGTTGTATGCAACAGGCGTGCCATTATCCGACTGCAAAAATTGCCCCCACTGAACAATTAGACCCCCTGGCAGAGGAACCCAGTCGTTAGCCGTATAGGCATGTCCCACTCTCCCGGCACCGAACATGGCCTGCAAAGCCAGTAGTATCTGGTTGTACGAGGTTTTGGAAGGCGTTTGTCCGCCAGTTACGGCGATGGCGCGCAACTCCTCTTGGACCATATTGAACCAGGAGGCGCGCTCGAGGGTGGCAGCTACACCGGCGACAGGATTTCCTTCAGTCCAGAAACCCTCGGCGCCGGCCACTTCTGGCACCGGCAAAGATGTTGCTGCCGATGGATCGTCAATTCGATACATGGTGATCCTTTACGAATAAGTGAAAAACAAAGTGGTGTGCGCCGGCGCGATCGATTTCAGCTCGCACTCGAGCACGGCGTTGCTCCACGACGCGAGCGGTTCGCCGGCGGCCGCGGTACCCACTCGCGAACGCACGACGGTATTGAGCGCCGAGTTAATTGACCAAGCGTGCGCCCAGGCGGGCCCGTTCAGCCGCTGGCCAACCCGGCTCTGCCCGACGCGCGCCGGCGCGTACTGCTTCACCGTGACGGCGTAGCCCAAGCTTTTGGCGAAGGCGACCATGTACGCGACCGACTGGCCGCCCACGCCGGTGAAGCGCGCGACGACTTGCGACCGGCGCCCCTGAATCGTGGGCGATACGCCGGCGCATGGGTCGGGTAGGCCCATAGTCGCCTCCCACTCGGGAAGCAGCTGAAATGTCGTTGATGGAAGCGCCTCAACCAGCAGCTGGTTCGCGCTGGCGTTCGTGCGCACATAGTTCTGCACCAGGCCAGTCAGGACCTTGGTCTGTACAGCATCAGGATCCCGCGGCCAGACGCGACCACGGGGAAGGAGCGCCTGCAGCGCGAATAGATAATCGGGAGCGGAGTAATTTGGCGCTAGCATAGTCAGGTATACGTGATGGTGCCGACCGTCGGCAGCTGCCCGGCGCCGTTGGCGACATCGATCGCTGGCGACACGATGACGAAATCATCGACGCCGGAGACCGCCGCGATCGCCGACCAGATGTGCGCGATCGGGATCGCTGCGCCTGGCGCGCCATCGATGACGAAAACACCCGCGATTGCTCCGGCCACGCCGGCGCGCGATGCCACCGGAATGCCCTTGATCGTGAAGGCGACCGGGTTGACTGTCGGCGCCACCGAGTAGACGAGCGCTGTCACCGGTTGCAAAGGCAGCAGCGCATTCGCCACCAGCAGCTGGTCGCCGGTTGCGGGAGTCGCCCGCGGTTCGCCGGCCGCAACGCCGTTCGCCCCCTGCGGAAAGCCGTTTTGCCCCGCGCGCACCAGGTCGAACATCGTGTACACCACAACCGTCCCGGCCCCGAAGCCATTCGGCACGCACCAGGCCCGCGTCACACCCGGCACTTTGTTTGCCCAGCGCAGATAGTCCGCAGTCGCGCCGCCCTGCGGCTGGTTCTGGTAAGCGTAGAGCATGCGCGTGCGCAGAGCGCCGTTCTGCTCCAGGTCCGCACCGCCAACAAAGGCGGTGGCCACAGCGCCATTCGACTGCACGCCGGCGATCGCAACGCCGAGCGTCATCACCGTGCCAACTGCTGAATTGCCAAACGCGCCGGTGGCGCCGGTGAGGTCGGCATCCGCGGCGGCGGAAACCGTCGCGGTACCGGCGCCGCTGACCGCCGCCGTGCTTGTCGTCGTGAAGGTCTTGCCGTCGCCGCGCACGAGCTTTGCGCCGGACGGAACGATGGCGCCCTGCGCGCCGGAAAACGTGACGGTGCCGCTGGCCGACGTGGCCGGGATACGGGTGATGCCGATCAGGCCAGCCCACCCTTCCAGAAATTCATCCGTGGCGGTGAACGGGACCGCCTGTTTCGCGATCCAGTCGATGTAGCCGTAATGAAGGTTGGCCAGGCCGGCCTGGGCCGTGCCAAGCGTGTTCAGGTTGGAAAAGCGCAGGAGCGGATCGGTGCCCGGGAGCGCAGCGGTAATATCTTGCGTGACCTGCGTGCGCAGGTCAGTCAGCGTCGGACGGGGAAATGGCATAGGTCCATTCAGGAAAGGATGAGCGAAAGGCCCTGGGTCACTGTCTGCGCCGGCAGGCCAAGGGCCGCGTTCCAGGCAGAGGCGGAGTTCATCGTGAGCGCGGCGCCGCCCTTCTCGTAGGCCACGACGCGGGCGCCCAACATGCTGGACCTGGTCCACTCGGTCAGGATGTCGAAGCGGGCGACAACGCCATCGTCAATGAGCCACTGCAGCGCCTCAGCGATATAGTCTTGCGCCCGCGCCAGCGTCTCGGTCGTTTGCTTCGCGCGGCTGAGCAACCACAGGCGCGAGCCAATCGGCAAGGCCGCATCGTCGCCCCACCAGCCGCGCGGATCGTTCGTGCCGTCGGGGATGACGTCATCCGAATTTGCCACCCGATCGGTGAAAAGGCTGATCATCACCGCGTTCGCCAAGTCGTTACCGGACTGGAGTTGCGTGCCCAACTGTACCCAGTCGCCGCGGCCAAGCGCCGGCGACCAGGCAATCGAAATATCGCTCATTGTTTTTGGCCTGTCGCGTTGGAAGTGACCGTGCTCGAGCCAGTAGCAATATTTGCCACCGGGTGGGTGTGACCGTCGTAAATTGCGCGCATTTGGGCGACGGTGTTCGTGTTCGTTCCGGCGTTGTCGATGATGTCGCCGGTCACCTCGAGCAGCGGCGTCACCATCCGTATCTTCGTCGCGGCGTTGATCGTGACGGTGGTCGCGTTGTTGACAGTCACGACCTGGCCCTTTGCGTCGACGACGATCCCACCGGCGGCCGTCATATAAATCGACTTGCCGTCCTGGCTGTACAGCATGGTCTCGCCCACCTTCAGGCCCGTCGGCCGCGAACCCTGGTGGCCAGTAGCGATGATGGCGCCGTTCGAGCGGTCGCCGCCGATGAACACCAGCACCGCGTCGGACCCGACCGGCGGCATTGATGTCAGCCCAAATTCGGCCAGGCGCGGAATGTTGTCCTTGATCTCGTCGGGACCGAGCCGGACCTGCTGCAGCTGCACGCTGCCAGCGTCGCTGCCGGTCGTGATGCGGCCGCGGCCGATAGCATGCAAAATTCGCTGATAAAGACGTTGGATGGAGTCGATCATTGTTGCGCCTGTTGGTCGACACCACCGAGGCCAGGCATGAGAATGACCGGCTGCGGCAAAAAGGCTTCACGCGGCATCATCACCAGCTCCGCCGTCGTGCCCGACTCCCCATTTCGGCTGTACGTCACCTGGCTGATCAGCCATTTTTTCGGGGCGAGCTTCAGCGCCGGCAGCGAGATTGGCGCAAGCGTGTTTGGCGTCCAGAGTGTGCCTGCCGAATCGCGCCAACTGTCGACCGTCACATGCAGCGCCTGGGCGCGACCGTTGCGCCGCGCTACCTCCCACACCGCACGGGATTTCAGCACGTCAAAGCCTTGGCTATCCCCTGCCTCGGCGATGATCGTCATGCGCCGGTGGCGCTTTACATTCGGGTCTTCTGCGATCGCCTGCAAGTTGCCGCGGTCGCCCAAATCCATGAAGCTGTCGAATGACTGAATGAAGCCATAGACCTGGCTATAGCACCCGTCGAGCGCAAAGTCCAAAGACGCCCTTTGGACATTCTTACCCTGTTCAACGCCACTGGCCGCCTCCGCCGTTCCTGCGCGCGTAAGGAACAAATCGCCATCGGCGTCTTCGTAGGCCAGCAGTGTCGCAAACCTGCAGATGCGCTCGATGATCGTGTACGGCGTCTCGCCGATGATCAGGTTTTGCTGCGGAATAATCGGCCCCACGTCGGCAGTATCCGATGTGACGAAAATCGGGTTATCAGGGGTGTCGTCCGAGAAAATTCCATATGGCTTTACCAGCTGGCGCGCGATCTCGAGCGCGGTCAGCCCGGACATCTGACCGCCAGGCCACTCGGCCGAGCAGTCGACCAGGTCGCAGCACTTGCCCCGACCTGACACGCGAATCGAGTGCTGTCCTTTGTCAATCATCGGGCTAAAACGGTCAACGTAGCCGGTCAGGACGACGTCTTCGCCGAGCTTCACGACGCACGGCGCACCCGGCGCCACGACGAACGCGTCCACCTCTTCGGGGAATAGGTCAGTCATGAGGATTTCGAAATCCGACGGCAGGCGTTCGATGCCGCGCGTAACACGAATGCTGGTCCAGCCGATCAGCTCGCGCTGGCCGACCACCAGGGTTAAATCGTCCATGAAAACCTTTATTGCGATAACGCCGAAAATTTAAGTGGCATGAATGCCGGGTGCACGCAATTCGCTTGCGTCACCAGGTCGTCGGCACGTGTGGCGTCACGGTAGTTTCGCTGCGCCAGCACCAAGGCCGGCAGCGGCGCCTGCGTCGTGATGGTCGCGATGGTCGGCAGCCCGGCGCCGCGCTTGGTCAAGTCAGCAGACACCGCGGCGCGCAGCGCGCGCAGCGCGTTGTATGTCGCATCGGCGTGCTGGTCGGCGGCAATGATGATCTCAGCGTCCAGCGCGCCACACACGGTCGAGCGGATCGCGGCGGCGTCATTGGCCGACGCCGGCTGATATGACGCAGATGCGCGCGCCAGCGCAACGACGGCAGCGCGCCGAAACAGGTCGCCCGTCGCCGCCTGCATTACCGCCATCGAAGCGCCGATCGGTGAGGCCGGCGGCGTGCCGGTTGAAACGTAAGCCCCCAAGGCCTGCAGCAGGCGAATGGCATCCGCCGGATCCGACGTCGTCGCCGCAACAGCTGCGGCGAGCGCCTGGGCCGCCGCAGCGAAATTGTCTGAAGAACTCATAGTCCCAATCCTGATGCTGCGGCGCCGAGAGCGGACGTTGCGGTGGCCACCGCTGACCGGGCCTGTGATCCAAGCGCGGTGAGACTGGCGATGGTTGCCGAGCTGCCGGCAAGTTTTGATGTACTGCCGGCAATCCCGCCGACATTTCGCCCCCCAGCAAAGCGGCCGAAATCGCCAGGCAGCGCGGTGACCAGATTGCGCAGGTTGGTGGCGTCGTTCGCCAGCCGCGTCGCGGTGCTGGCCCAGGTTGCCGTCGCGGAGACTGCCTGCTGAACGACCGATGCGCCATTTTTCAAAGCGCTGGCAATGCTGGACCCAAAGTCCGTGCCGACTGCGGCGTCGGCGGAGTCGGCCGCGGTACTCACAACCTCGGCGCTAGCATCGGTCCCGCTTGGGAACTCGCGCTCACCTGATTCGATGAACGAGAAGCCAATCTCGAACATTCGGCCCTTGTCCCACCGCTCCCGAACCGTCAGTGCACCGACCAGGTTGACGGCCAGCTGCCCGTACGTGGGGTGGATCAGTGCTGCTGTTTCGCCGCCGGCCGCCTCACATGCCGCGATCATGCGTTCACGCTGCGCAATGCAATCGGCGCCGACAAGGAACCCCTGCACGTTGAAACGCCGGGCCGACCGCCCCAGATCCTCAACCCATACCGTGTCGCGAAATGGATACTCGTGCACGACATTGCGGCGCCCGAAGCGACTATCTCCCTTGAGCATGACGAACGGCACTCCCCGAAACGACGCTTCGCGAAGGCTGTCCATCCAGTTGGAACCGCTCCCGCCAACGCCGCCGAGGCCGAGGTCCGCGCCGATACGGGTGAGACTATTTACGCCACCCTGCACTTGATTCGTCAGGGTTTTCAATCCGCCCAGTGTGCTGTCGATACTCATGGCATTCCCGTCAATGGCATGGCGGTGGCGACGCGCACCGATGTCGGCGTTCTGGAGCCACCGCTGATCGATGCAGACATGCCAGCAGGCGCGTTCTTGAATTCCACTACGACACGCTGCACGGCGTCGTCCATCTTCGGCTTGTCGTACGCACTCCCGTTCTCTTGGCGAATCATTGCAGAGAGCAGCTTGGCCATGGTCTGCGGGTCAGTTGCATCCAGGTGCCCAGAGCCAACCTCGCGCTCTACGCCGGCGATATAGTTGGCATTCTTTGCCGGATTGTTTCCCGCAGCGTTGGGCGGCGACCAAGTGTTAACGATGCCAGCGACGGTGTCGTTGCCGCCACCGAAATAGCGCTTGCCCATCAGGTTTTGCAGCGCGGCCGAAATCCCTGTTTCAACGGTTGGGAAAACCGCCTCTTTCCCGCCAGGCATGAGGTTCAGGGGGTTATTGCTACGGATTCCCAGCGGAGCTGCGCCTGACCCGCGTGGCAGGCCAAACGTTTGGATCCACTGCTGCCGCGCCTCAGCTTTCAATACATCCTTAGTCATCAGCCCGCGCGGCGCCAGCGGTGACAGGCCGGCGTCGATACGCTGGCGATTGGCCTCGGCGTACAGATCGGCCTTCGTGCGCAAATGTGCTGCCGGGCTCTGCCCGCGTGCGCGCGTGGCCGCTGGCTTGTCGCCAAATAGGTATTCAGCCCCTTTGTATCCAGCGTATGCGGCGACTGCGGCCAGTATTGCGAGGCCACCGGTACCGGCCGCAATTGCGCCCAAAGAGACGCCTACGCTGGCCAGCGCCGCGGCCAGCATTATCAGTGGCGCGACAGCGCTCAGAATCTTCAGTCCGACGACGGCGAGGATGACATTTTTCCATCCACCGAATGCGTCGACGACGCGACCGATGGTGCGGATGATATTCGTGATGCCCTTGAGCACATTGTTGAAGTTGACCTTGCTGAGCCAGGCCGCGAAGCCTTTTACAAATTCGCTCACGCGTGTGGCGATCAGTTCGCGATTGGCGGCAATCCACGACGTCAGCTTTCCGACCAGGGGCTGCATTATCGGCATCAGCTGCTCACCGATCGAAAGCTTCAGACCGTCGGTTGCCGCTTTCAGATAATTCAGCTGCAGGCCAAACTGGGCTGCACGCTCCATCGAAGCGGCCGACTGCACCCCGCCCAAGCCTGCGATTTTCTTCTGGTAGGCGTCGATTTCTTTCGCGCCTTTGCGCAGAAGCGGGAGCAGCGCTTCAACGCCGAACTGCCGTGCGACGTTGTGCTGCGTCTCGACGCTTTTAATTTTCCCGATGGCGGCGGAGAGGTCTTTCAGGCTACGCACGGTATCGACCGAGCCGTCCTGCGTCATATGGAAACCCATACCAAGCCGCGCCATCAACGCCACGACACCCTGGTTACGCCCCCATTTGGCGTCGTTGATCGTGTCACCCAGCGACAGCATGCCGCCGGTGAGGGATTCTGACGAAACACCGGCCAGCTGTGCCGCGCCGCGCAGCGATTGCAGGTCGGACGTCGCAATCCCGAGATTGCGTGAGGTATTTGAAACCTCCATTCCCATCCTGCCCCATTCCGTCGCAAGGGCTGCAATGCTCGCGAGCGAACCGATACCCGCAACCGCAGCAATGGGCGCGGCGATTGACCGAACACTTTTGGCAACGGCCCCGGCCGACTTGGATACCTTGCCAAAAGACGCAGCCACCTTGCCCAACCCCATCTCGCGACCGAGGCCGGCCACAGATCGGCGCACGTCAGCGACCGGCCGGGTGATGCGGGAAATGCTGTCATTGATTCGGCGCACGGATGCGGTGGCCTTGTCGACTGCCGAAATGACAATCTTAAATTCGTTAGCCATCGCTTGCCTTTTTCATTCTTATTGCTTGATCAAGCCACCAACACAGGCCGCCTTCGCCATGCCATGGCAGGCCCCACGCTTCGTGTGGCCCCCAATGAAAGAATAGCGTCAGCTCGGCGACGACATCTCGCCAGTTTCCAGGCCAGTGTCGAAGCTGCCCAAAAAATCGTTGCATTCCTGGAAGTCGCGCTGGGATAGACCTTGCGCGACAAGCATCGGGACACGGGCGAGCTGGGAAATGAGTGAGATAGCGACGTCGATGTTATTGCTGCCGCCGTAACGCGTCGCTTTCGACATTTCACCGGCAGTCGCCTCGCGCAAATTCAACTCTGCGTACGTCACGTCGCCCACAACGATAGGTTTACGCAGTACGACTGTTTTTTCTTCTTGCTGTTCCATTTATGCTTCCTCCACGGAAAAGCCTTCGAACTTCACATCGAAAGTGGCCTCGCCAGATTTAACTTCTTGGGATTCGACGGTCCACATATTGCGGCCGATGATCGTCTTGCCATTGGCCAGCTCGACGGTGACGCTGACGTTCGTCATCGCGTTGAAGTCGGCAACGGTGAGCGAGCCGGCATCACGCAGGGAACCCGAGATCGAGCCAGGGATGGGCTGCTCGGAATAACCCTGTACGCCACTCGGTCCCGATAGGCTTTCACGCTTGACTCGGGACACGCTGTAGGAAATCTCCCCCGCGACCATGTAGCTCTGGCCGTCGACGGAGAGGTACGCGACCCCGGCAAGACGGTTGGTGGTATCTGCCATGAAGGCTCCTCAAAAAAAGAGCCGCCCGAAGGCGGCCGTGGTCCGGTTGAACGAAACGTTATTGCAGGCGGAACTGGGCCAGCAGCGCGAACACGCGCAACTGGTTAATCAGCGTGCTCGGATACAGAACATCCACCCGGTTCGGATTGCTTGTGCTCTGCTGCACGATCAGCGCGGCCTTGAAAGCGTCGCCGTTCTGCACCAGTCCTTGCGCCTCGAGCAGACGGTATTGCGCGATCAGGTCGGCGCGAATCACGTTCGGCGTGACGACGTTCGAGCCGGCATTGAAGCGCGTGCCATTGGCGGCCAGCTTCACCCGGGCGTATTTGCTGGTGACGACCGTTTTCAGCGCGCGCAGCACGTAGGCCAGCGTGAACATGGTTTCGATCTGCAAATAGCTGTTGTCCGGCGCGCCGAAAGCGTTCTTCTGGTACGTCGTGATCACGTTTTCGACGTAGACGGTGCCATCGTCGCCCACCATGAAGGTGCTCATGCCGTCGTACAGCATCGTGTTTCGGTCCGTCAGCAGGAATCGTGATTGCAGCGGCGGCGCCAGCACTCCCTGCAGCGCGATAGTCTGCAATGGCGTGGCTGGGTCGGCGCGCAGGCTGACCGCGGCGGCGCCGGCCAGCGACGCGGCCCAGATCCAGCTCGGCGTCGGCGAATCGTTGTAGCCCATGATCGATGCATGCTGATCGTTGCGGGCAACACCGAATGTCGTCTGCGCACCGAGCGTGCCACGGTATGCGGCGAAAACGTGGCCATAAATCTGCACGCTCCACGACCAGCGGCCGGTGGTGTCGTTCAGCAGCGCCTTGAGCGCATCCAGGCTGGTCGTGTCCGTGTAGGGCGACACGATGAAGTCGAACGGCAAGCTCGACAGGTTGCCCAGCGCGGTGGTCAGCGTTGGCGCCGTCGCACCCGCCGCCATGGCGGTGATCGCGACAACCAGGCCGGCCGGCAGCACTTCACCGCCACGCTGGCCCTGGTAATTCAGGCGCAGGTCGATATCGTTGCCAGCCGGGCCCTTGTTGATCGCGGTCAGCGTGACCGTCGACGTCGCTGCCGTCGCCGTGACTGGCAAGTTGGGTGTTGCATTGATCGTCGCGGCCAGGGCGGTGGCAATTTGGGCCGCGGTCTGGCTCGACAACACGGGTTGCGCAATGGCGACGCCGCCGATGTACAGCGTGAGTGTGCCGTTGGCGGTTGCCGCTGATGTGATTCCCACGGTCCCGGTTGCGGCTGTCGCGCCGACGGCGTCGGCCAGCGGCAGATACCAGACCTCACCGAACGTGTCGTTGTTCCGGTACGCCTGCGTCATCAGGTGCAGCATCGAGCCAGCGCCGCCGACCGCCAGGGCGTCGCTGACACCTGCCGAAATTACCGGCACGTTGGGGACTGTACCGGCGGCAACCGCGGCGGCCGTGACCTGGCCGATAATCAAGGCCCGCTGGTTCAGCGTGGCCGTGTTCGCCTGGGAGTTATCCACCTCGGCATAGAACAGTGGTACCCGGATGTTCGCCGGGACTTGTTTAAATGGTACGTTCATCGTCTAAACCTTCGGCGGTTGGGGCGGGTGCTGCTGCGGCAACCACGTCGCCGTCGCGCAGGCGCCGGTTCCAGTAGTCGGTTTCGGGGACATCGCGCCCATCGGCGGGCAAGAAATCGAACAAATCGGGGTCCCGGATCGTGAACCCGGGCGCTGGCTTGACGTACATGATTGAAATTCCTTATTGAGTCAAAACGATGTCGAGCGCGCCCTCATCTCGGCCATCCGGGCCGGCAGAGCGCGGCGCCGGCGTGGCCGCCAGAGGGAATACGTCGGACTGGTAGGTCCCGGTCGGATCGAAGGTGCCGAGCATGTCGTTGTGGATGCCCATTTCCAGCAGGGCCGAGACGCCCGGCTGGACAGGCGACTGGTAGACCGGATCGAACGCCTCGAAAACCTCCAGCGTGAACGACATCATCACGCCGCCTACGTGGCGCTTGCCCTCGGCCGTGATCTCCGGTACGGAGTCGATGGCCACCCATTTCTGGACGATCCGGTCGACCTCGTAATTCGTGACAACTGCGCATTCGATGGCATACGACAGCGCCTCTAGGTCGTCCTGCGCCACCTCGGCGCTATTCGCTTCCAGCCTCGCTTCGATTTCCAGCAGCACGGTGGTCGTGAACGTGATCTGGCCGGCGGTGGTGCCGGCCTTGCGATCACCGACACAGCGCAGCAGGATCGAAGGCAGCTTCGTCGACGGCGTGTTCCAGTCGCCTGGAGAGTCAATCGTGCAACCGAGCCTGGCACCCTGCAGCGCGGCCAGCACGGCCAGGCGTACCTGGCGACGCGCAGTCATTGGAAGGTCGGCCATCAGGTATCCAGGTTGAGCATCAATTTGGCGGCCCCGTGGCTATCGGGGCGGACCTCTTTGACATAAAACGGTTCACCGGTGCGGATGATCACCAGGCGGTCGCCCTGCTCGGGCGGTACCGGGAACTGAGACAGCTGGACGCCAAGGACTGGCTTCGCGCTCGTCACCCCCATCCCGCTGGCCGGATCGACCTCGACATATGCCTCGTCGTAGATGCCGGTAATGGAGAACGGCGCTGTCGTCGCCGGCAGGTACCGCACCGGCTCACCGAACACACCGGTCAGCGGGCCAACGACGGCCTTGTCCCAGTCGATCATGGATCAGCCGCCAGCGCGACCGCTCAACAGCACATCGGGACGGGTGCAGATGAACAGTGGATAGGAATAAGCTTCCATCTTCCACCACATGCGGCGCTGGGTATCGAAGATCGGCAGGACGTAGACGGGCTTGCCGGGGGTATTGACCCAGTCGACCGTTTCGCCAGGTGCGTTTGCCTCGCGGAAGATGCCAGGAGCGCCTTCTGGGAAGAACTTCACCTTGTCGTCAGCAATCTTGACGGTGCTGTTGTCATCCGAGCCGCGATAGTTGACCCAGCTAATGCCGGCGAACTCGAACGATTTGAACGCGGCGCCCTGCGTGTTATCACGCAGATCGGCAGCGGCAGCCCAGTTGGTGAACGTCCTGATCACGTCCGGGTGGTTGACGAACAGGTCGTAGAACGAATCGCCGCACAGGGCGATCACTTTGGTCGTCGGCGTGAAGGCGCCCTGCGATTTGCGCGCCATGGTGCGCGTCAGCTGGTTGCACAAAGGACGCAGCGAATTCAAGGTGCCGGCGGCCAGGTTAAAGGCGATTTCGGTCGCCTGCGTGATCCCGAATTCGTCGAACCAGTTGTACATCACCGACCCGTCTTTCGGATCGAGCACCATGCCTTGCACCGCGGCCAGGCGCAGGTACTCTTTCGTGTACTCGACACTGGCCAACAGGCCAGTCGGGCCGCTCAGCCGTCGCGCGACTTCGGTTTCGACCTGCATGAGCACCGATTCCTGGCCGAATTCGCGGATGCCCTGCACTTCTTCGGCATACACCGTGTCGTCATGCATCAGGCGTGGCACTTCGAAGTAGCGCATTTTGCGTTTCTCGGTCGTGCGTTGGGTGCCTTCGGCGCCGCGCTGCGAGTACGGGATCAGCGCCAGTTGACCGACGCGCTCTTCGACAGCCAGGGCCTTGGTGCGGATCGGGTTAGGATCGAAGATGTTCATCTCGCCCAAACCAACAGGCTGAAACGGGTTGCGCTGGACCGCATCGGTCAGTGCGATCGCGGAGAACGGGTCTTGCGCAAAAATATTGAGAATGTCAGCCATTACTTTTCCTTCAGGCGAAAAAAAACCGCCCGGAGGCGGCATGATTGGAATACTGGTTGATTAGCGCAGGATGACCGTCTGGGCGGCCAGCTGGGTCGTCGCGGTAATGGTTTGCGGACCGGTGATGCCGGGCGGCCAGATCAGTTCCGAGGCGTTGACCTCACATTGGCGCGCCATGATCACACCCTGTCTGTCGGCGAGAGTAGCGTCGCGGCCGCCCCACAGGATGCCGGCGGCAATTTGCGAACCATCGGTGGCAGCCGGCGCCAAAATGACGAACTTGCCGGTGGTGGTGATCTTGCCGAGCACGGTGCCGGCCAGCACCTTGGCCGCGCCGCTGACGGTCACGGTGTCGCGCGAGATGTGGCCATTGCCTTCGCTGACGACGAAGCCGCCGTCATGAAGCTGCTCCTGCAGTGGCGTAACAGTTGGATTACCCATGATGGTTCATTCCTCTTGAATGTGATTATTTCGATTGGCCGCGACGCGGATTGGCTTTGGCGAAGGCGCGGTCCCAGCTGGACGTCGTGGCTTGTTTCAAATTCGGCTGCGATGCACCGCCGGCTCCCAGGTTCGGGTTGCGCGCCTGGCGATCCGGATAGCCGGACGATGCGCTCGGTGTGTTTTCCAGCACGACCAGCGCTTCCTTGCGGGTCATCGATGTGTTGAACGCCAGGTTGGCGGCCAGAGCCGGATTTTTGGCGGCAAACTTCGACGCAAAAATCGATGCGCAGCGGGCGCGCTCACGTCGGCGCGCGGCAGCTGCAGCGCTATTGCCACGCATTTCACTGTCGTCGTCATCGTCGTCGGCCTTTGCCTTGGCTTTTTTCGCCTTTTTGTCGTCTTCGTCGTCCTCGGCGTCGTCGTCCTTATCCGAATCTTCGTCTTCCGCGAGGGCGTCGTCATCATCGTCCTCGGCGCGGCTGCCCTTTGCGTCGCCGTCTTCGTGGTCCTGGTCTTTTTTGTCCGGGTTCTCGTCGTCGGCGCGCTTGGATTTCTTGGACTTTTCGTCCTCTTTATCGGCTGGCTTATCGTCCTCGGCGCGGGCGCGCGAGCCGAGGCCCGCCAGATGGGCGAAGCTCAGGGCGCTCGCCACTTTGTTGCGTAAAGTCATGGTGGTCCTTGTGGAAGTGACTACTAGCCCAGCTCAGCGAGCAGGGAACGGAAAGCCTCGTCCGGCGCCATGACGGCGTCAGCGAAGCCAATTTCGACGCCATTGGCGCCAAGATAGGTTGTGGCCTGGGTACCGCGCACGACGGATGCCTTCAGGCGCCGGTTGCGCGCCACCGTGTCGACGAACAGTTCGCCCATTTCGTCGGTATCGGCCTGGAAGCGCGCCAGCGCTTCTTTTGTCAAAGGGATCTCGCTGTGGCCATCAGCCTTGCGGTCACCGTAGTGGATCATCGTCACAGCGACGCCGGCGGCCGTCAGGGCTTTCGAGAAATCGACATGCATGCAGATCACGCCGACGCTTCCGGTACCGCCGGTGCGCGGCACGACGATCTTGTCCGTTGCGCTGGCGATGGCGTACGCCGCCGAATACGCGGACTCGGTGAGGATCGACCACATTGGCTTGTCGCCGCGGGCGCGCTGGATGGCGTCGGTCAGGTCGAAACAGCCGGATACCTCGCCGCCAGGGCTGTCGATATCGAGAACGATGGCCTTCACGGCCTTGTCCTCAAGGGCCATGCTGAGATTCGCCCGGATCCCGTCGTACCCAGTCATCCCGCTGTACGGACGCATCGTGCCGAGCTTCTGCACCAGCGTGCCCTGCACCGGGATCACCGCAATGCCGGCGACGATCTCGTATCCACGTGCCGAGTCTTTTGGTCCGCTAAAATCCCCATCGAATTCGTGCTCGTCGTACGCCATCGGCACGACCGAACCATTGGCGCGGAACATCGTACCGATGCCGAAGCGGTCAGCCAGCGCCGCCATGACCATTTCGGCCTTGCCTGGAGTGATAGCCAGCGGCGTGTTGAACAGCCGCTGCGCTAGAAATGGTAGGTTTTTCATCGTGCTTGATCTTCCTCCTCGGGTTGTGCAGCGTTCGTGGCATCGTTGCCGTACCAGGTGGGGGGCGGCAGCCCCTTTTCTTTGAACAGTTCAACCTCGCGCGCGCGCTGCTCGATAATTTCTTCGTAATCCAGGCCCTGCTCGGCGCATTCGCGCTGCAGCGTTGACAGGCCTGCATCCATGCCCAGGATGGCGCCCTGCTTTTCTTTCACCGGATCGACCCAGCCGCGCGCGACGCCGAGCCAGTCGCAGCGCGAATATGCGGTGCGGAACTCGATGAAATCGGGCGCGCCGGCCGGCAGCGGCAAGTCGCCTGCATCCATGGCCTCATGCAGCCAGCTCGAGTACATCGGCGTCGCAGTGCCGATTTTGAATTCCGTGTTGCGGCGCGTGAGCGTCTTCCACGATTCGAGCAGCGCTGCTCGAGCACTGGAGTAATTCGTTTTGGACCAGTCCTGCGTCACCTGCTCGGCCGAGATACCGGCGCATGCTGCAAAAGTGCGCAGCATCTCGTGCGCAAAGTCAGAAAACCCGCTGTGCGGGTGCTCAGCGCCTACCGACGTGATGGCCTCGCCAGGCGCCAGCGTCGGCACGCGCGCGCCGGACAACATCGCCGGCCGGTCTTTTGACCAGTCGGTGCGCAGCTGCTGATAGTTGCTCAATTCCGAGTCGCCATCGAGCGCGTCCTGCACAATCGCCGGGTCGTATGGGCTGGTCACGTAGGTGCCGAACGTGGCCGCGATGGTCGCCGCTTGCAACTCGACGCCGTAATACCGCGCCAGCATCTTGAAACGCGCCAGGACTGGCGTAAAAATCCCCACGCCGCGGTTCTGGCCCGCCCGATCCCGCTCGAAATCATGGATCACGCGCAGCCAGCCGTCCCCATCCTCGCGCTCCACCCGCTCCCAGTGCATCGCCTCGATGGCGTTGTACCAGTCGTTTTGCTCTGCTTTGCGGATGTGATAGGCCATCGGCACACCGTGATCGTCGATCTCGACGCCGTTGCGCATGTGCTTCGAGTCCATCATCTGGAAGGGATTCGACAACCGATCCGGATCCACGACGAGAAACGACGTGGCGTACCGCGCGCGACCGCGGCCGACCCGTTCGGGCAGCCAGTGCGCGACCATGAGCGAATCGCCGTCGACCAACTTGTGGCGCAGCGCCAGGCGCATCTGCTGCGACACCGTCAACTGTCGCGACACGTCGTTATACCGGCCGACGTCGTCCGCAAATCCGCGCCAAAGCGATTCAGCGGTGCGGCGGAACTCCTCCGCCCACTCCGAATTAAAACCCTTAATACCGGTCATGGCCGCGAGCGCGCGGTAGTCCGGGCTGGCCGACAGGCGCATCGATGCGCCAACCGTGTTATCCAGGATGCGGGTGATGCCACCGGCGGCCCACCCATCGTTGCGCACCAGGTCGCGCGAGCGCGCCACCATCCGGTCGCGGAACTGGTTGATTTCCGAATCCGGCGAACGGATCGACGGCAGCCAGTCGCCCATTTCCTGCGATGACCACTGCGCCGCGTCATACGGGAAGGAGCCGAAGCCGGTGTTATCCAGCGAGGCGCCGGCGCGGCGGTTCGCCGTCTGCGCGGTCAGTGGCTTGCCGGCTGAATCGAGAATCATTAGAACCTCACGCGCATTGGACGCCGACCGGAGCCAAGCCCCAGCTGCGCATTAAGTTTTGCCAACCAGGCGCGTAAGTCGCTGATGTTGGCGCGGGTGTAGGTGACCGATTTCGTACCATCACCCTGGGTATAGGCATACGCCTCGCCTTTTTGTCCGGTGCTCAGCTGGTGCAGCGCAAGCATCGCCTCGACTTGCCACTGCTGAATCGTGCCGACCGGGATCAATGACAGGTCGCTGGTGGTTGGGTCGTAGTTGGACATGGTTATTTCTTCGAAGCGGCCAGGGCCAGAATTTCATGCGTCTTGAGCGCCTCGATATTGGCCATCATCTGGGCGCGAACGCGCTCGCCAACGATCGTCTGCAGCGCTGCCATCGGCACCTTGACCGTCATCCCGCCGCGCTCGATATCGACCTCGCCGGTAAAGTCCTGGCTGTGCTCGAACGTGACCGCTCCTACCTTGAGAACTGGCATATTTTTCCTTATGCCAGCCGTGCGGCCAGCGATTTCTTGATTAATTTCACAACGGTCGGCGCAGCTGGTGGCGCCTCGACTTCCGCCGCAGCCGCTGCCTCCTCTTCCGTTGGAACGTGTGGTTGCTTGATTGCGTCAGCGCGCCGGTTCAGCTTCAGTCCAAAGTGCAGCAAGCCGCACAACGCGCCGTAGGCATACACCCGGCAATCGAGCGCTTCGTTTGCCCGGCCACCCGGCAGTTCCCATACCCGATAGGCCTGACCAGCCGTCACCTTGCGCACCGAACGCTCCGACGTCAGCTGCGCGTAATAGTTAATGTCCCGGTCCGCTGGAAAGTGCATGTAGCCGGGCCCGGCCTGCTCGATGTGCAGCCGCGAGCGGATCGAGTCTTTTGCAGCGTTCACGCCCAAAATAATCGGACGGAACGATGCACGCGTGCGCCGGCTCGGCTTCTTCGCAGGCCACACCGGCGAGCGCTTCCCACCAATTGCCGATTCACCCTTGATGGCCCAAACGCGCCGACCGAGCCGCTCTTTCGCAAAATCGTAGACCTTCTGCGTATGGTGGCCGCCCGAGTCCATGCAAGTGGCCATGACCTCGAACCCGCGGCCTTCCGCACTGAACCAGATTCGCTTGAGGTAGGCATCGAGTCGGTTCCATGGATCTGGCGTCTCCATGTCGCCCTCGATCACCTCGTAATCGACCGACCACGATTCCTCGTTCATGCCCCAGCCCGCCACCTCGACTTCGAAGCGATCGTCCTGGGTATCGACACCCACGGTTAGCACCGCAACGCCCTCCGGCACTTCAGCCGGCCAGACTTCGCCGCGCGCGGCCAGCTTCGATTCCGTCAGAGCCTTTTCGCCGCGATCCTCGTACGCCTCGCCGAGCACCAGGTTGATGAATGTCTGGCGCAGCAGCGGGTCGCCCATCACCCGCAGCCATTCGGCGACCAGGTTGCGCCATGACGCGTTCGGGAAAAGCGAGTACCCGGCCCAGATGTGAAAGCTGGCGTGACCCTTGAACGGCTTGCTGGGTATCCAGACGCCAGCGGCCACCATGTCGGGCTTGTCCTCGTCCTTGATGACGCAGCCAGTGACCTTGCAGACGTAGTAGACCGATTCCGGAATACCGACGCCATTTTCATCCTTGTCCCACTTCATGCCATACGGCGTGTCCGGACCGCCCCACTCCAGCACTTGGTGCTCGCCGCAATGCGGACATGGCACGTGATACCGACGCTGGTCGCCCTCCTCGAACGACTTTTCAATGCGCGACTCGCCTTTGACCGTCGGCGTGCTGCCGATCACGATCTTGCGATTCCAGAATGATTCCGAGCGCTTCACGCCCAACGAGATCTGGTCGCCCTCCGCACCGGCGCCGCCGACCGGATAGCCGTCGACCTCATCGAACAGGATGACGCGCGCGGTAATCCGGCGAAAACCGCCCGGGCTGTTGGCGCCGACGAACGTGATGCTCGATCCGTTCTTCAGCACCTTCTTCAGGATTGTCTGGTTGCTGTCCTTCGCTTTGCTGTCGCCGGCCAGGTCGGCCAGAACCGGTGTATCGCGCAGCATCGGCACGATCTCGGTTTTGCTGTAATCCTCTGCATCCTCGACGCGCGGCTGCACCACCAGGATCGGCGACGGATCCTGGTGCAGGTAGAAGCCGACCACGTGGTCGAGAATCTTGGTGTAGCCGACCCGGGCCGACTTCATCACCGAAATGGTCTGCACCGTCGGATCCGTGATTGCGTCCATGATCCCGTTCTGATACGGGAAGGCGCGGAACCGGCCGGTCTGGGCGCTGGTTTCCTTGGACAGTACCGCGTAGCGCTCGGCCCACTGGCTCAGCGTCAACTTCGGCGGCGGCTGCAGGTTTTTCATCCGGGAGATCGTGAGTTCGCGACGGAAGGTCGACAGGCCTTTCGGGTACCGGCTAGCTGTCTCCATCTTTGGTCAGTTCCTCGAGCGCGTCCGTGATCAACTCCTGCAGCGCGTCCTGCACTTCGGTGACTGTTTTTAGCCGATGCACCCGAGGGGCATGTTCGGCGGGAATCGATAAAAGCCGCGTGCGCACCTTGGCGTATTCGGCGCCGACCTCGGCAGCAACAACTGACGCTTCAACGACCAGACCGGATTCGCGGTCATAGTCAAGCTGGGCTGTCAGCGCTAAATAATTTTCTTTGACGCGGCGCGCCTCTTCGATGGTCATGTCGGCGCCGCTGGCCAGCATGATTCGCTGAACAGCGGCCTCGGTGGACTCGCCCTTTTTTATTGCCGGTAACTCCGGTAACGCGTTACCTTCGGCGTTACCTACTGCGTTACCTTTCAGCCCGGCCTTGCGATATTTTTGCAAGTGAGCGTCCGATGCTTCGACATCGATGCCGCCTTCGGCCAGCACCAACTTTCCCTCTTGCTTCCACTGAGTAATCGTCTTTTTGCTGACGCCGCGAAGGCGCGAATATTCAGCTTGCGAAACGATCGTCATGCGTTACCCGTTACCCAAATTCAAAAATTTCATAGCTAGCCGGAACCTGCGGCGCGCAATGCCCCTGCTACAGGAAGTGCCAGGAGGGACCCATCGACTTATCCACAGGCAGCCGCCAGCTACCGTGCCGTGCGCATGGCCTGGTTCAACGCTGTCTCGAAGTCTGCCTGCAGGTTCACGTCGATGATCAGCTTCGCGGTTGTACCGTAATGCAGGTGCTTGTTCACCGGCAGTGCGTCACCGAAGCGGATCAGCAGCTTGAGCTTCGCGGTTGGTCCTTTGTTCAATCCCCTCAACCGCTTGCCCTGCGCATTGAGCGGTGGGGCCGCGCCTGGGTTCGTGACACGCTGCCACACTCCGTTCACCGGCCCCTTCCTTGTCTTGATGATGCCGATGTAGATGTCGGGCCGCGCCTTGAGCTTGGCCAGCGTGCCACGTGGCAGCTGGCCGTAGCCGTTGAGCTTGATGTCCTTCGGGTTCAGCAGCGCGCGCCCACTGAGGAAGTGGTTGCCGCCCACCTCGTACGGGCGCAGGTAGCGCGCCGCGATATCCTTCACGAACACGGTGGCCGTCAACGTCGCCTTGGTAGCGCGCGTGGTGCCGATCGAGTTCTGCGTGAATGGCGTCGGCTTCTTGAACGTGTCGCGCATGTTCTGCTGCTCGGCTGCCTTGACGCGGGCGGCCACCTTGTTCAGCGCCTGGGCCATGGCGAACGGCGCCTGCTGGTAGGCCAGAGCGGACAGTGCGCGCGTAAGATTTCGGTATTCGGCCCGAACGCTCAGGTCCAGGGTGCTCATAGCGAGATGTACAGGTGACCCTCGTCGACGTCGGGCAATGCCAGCGTCTGTCCGAAGCTTGTTTGTACAGTGCAAACCGGCGCGTATTCAACGCCCGGCACGCCGCCCCGGATGATCTGAGCAGCGATCGTGCCACTGAAGGCCGCCCGGCCGACAAGCATCGAGCCTGCGTTTTCGTCCTGCCCAACTGCGGGCGCAATCGACCAAACGGGTGAGCTGATGGTTTCGCCAGGAGCAAGTAGCGCCGCATAGTCGACCGCGAAGATTTCCGTCTCCGCAGCGCGCTTCGGGCTGAAGTTGAGCCCTTTGATCAGCAATCGGACTCGCTTCCGGTCGCGGCTGAACTGGTTGGCGTTGACGACCAGGTTGCAGGCTATTGGGATGCCAGTGGAGCAGTAAGCCGCTACGCCCTGCGGGAATCCGATTGCAGGAACGCCGGCGGCCGCGCCAACCGGGCCAATGGCACTGAATGCGGCGAGGCCCTGAGCCAGCACGTTGGCATAGCCAGCTGCCGTCGCATTGCCCACGGCGCCAGATGCGCTCACGCCAGCAGGGAAAGCTGTCGCGCCGGCCCCGGTGTTGACGGTGACATTGCCGACGGCTGTTTGCGCCTGAACGCCAGTTGGCATGGCGATAGCCGCTCCGGCAGCAGCTGCGACCCCAGCAAACGTCGTTGCGCTGACCCCGGCAGGTGTTGCAGTACCCTGCACGCCACCAGTCGGCGCCGCGGCCGCATAAACCACAGCGGCCCCGCTTTTCGCATTCCGATATAGAAGCGTGGGCATCAGGACACCGCTACCTGCCCACCGCCGAGCTTGACGCCATCGGCAGTACCGTACTCAATGCGTCCTGTGCCGCCAGGATAAAGCGCAGTCACGCCGGTGATGTCGATCGTGGCCGTGCCGCCGGCAATGGCAAAGGTAGAACCGAACTTCACTGGTGCCTGGCCAGCACTGATGCGCGGCTGGTCGTAAAAGGCATAGTCCAAGCCGCTTGCGTCCGGCGCAGGCGTTCCTGCGTTATCGATGACGACGGAGAACGTAACCTTCGTGGCCAATGCAGGCGGCGCGGCGCTTACCTGCTGCTCGCCAAACCCGCGCTCCGCAAATGCATTAAATCCGAACATGGCGGCCTTTCTGGCGTAAAAAAACCCGCTCGAGGCGGGTCAGTGAATTTTGGTTGATAGCTTGGCTACGCTAGCTCAGCTGAGACCGTGACGTTGGCAGAACCCCGCGATTTTCTCTCGTCCCACTTTCTGTTCAGGTAATTTCTTGCCGGTCTCTCAATGCCATAGAACGAAACGGCACCAGCCAACAGAGCAAGGACTAGGCTCAGTCGTTTTGATCTACCCGAAAGCGTAGCCTCATAAAAAGGCCCCTGCCAGAGATAAATTGAGAATGAACAGGTGCCAAACCAACGTAGTGGTCGAATGCTCAGCGCCTGTTTAACTATCTCGGGGAAACTAGACGCGTAGTTCACTGCGAAAGCCAGCAGCACGGGAGCAACCAGCAACGAGAAGTTCCACTCAAAAGCGCCCCTCGGGATAAAGCTGTACAGGGCCACGACCATGGCAACAATCGGAAGGATCCTGCTCTGCATCAAGTCCATCTGTCCGCGCTCACGCCATACGCAAATCGCTGCGGATGCTACGAGACCCAAGCAGGCAACCTCGGACCTTGTGCGCCATGGAGAGCCGCTTACAACGAAGATCTCCGACATGTACATGCAGACGATGACGCACACTGCGGCCAGCGTGACACCGAGGAATACCGAGGCAGAAATCGCGCCGCGCGACCTGGCGACGATTACAGCTCCTATCGCAAGGAACACATAGCCATGCTCTTCAACATTGAGCGACCACAATTGTCCGATGGGCCATTTAGCCTCCCATATGGACATGAAATAGGTGCTCGTGAACGTGAGAACGGAGGCTAGTTCGCCGAGCCCGGGGTGGTAAACCCTCGATTGGAACAGTGACGAATAAATGAGCATCACCCCGACGTAAACCCACAGAGTCGGGATGACCCTTGAAAACCTCTTGGCGAAGAAATCCGCTAGCCGTACCCGCTTTACGAAGAGCAGGCGACCCATGAACAGGCCGGACAGTACGAAAAACAGTACTACTCCCAACCGGCCCGTGTACCAAAAACGCGGCGGGCCGAAATGGTCGATCAATACCATGATTATCGCTATGCCACGCCATCCATCAAGGTAAGGTATGTTTTTCATTAATCCTCACGGATGATCAGGGTCACGATCAGCGGCACTGGCGCGGCTGTCCTTAACGAAGAGTAAACATATGATTACGTATGGTCAACTTTTCTTATCGGAAAATTCGGCTTGCGTTGCTAGTTCGTCACGCCGCTGTACATATTCTTCCACTTGACGGCAGCGGTGTTGTACATCGCCACGCCGGTGCCGTTTGCTGGCGTTGCGTTGCTGTTGTAGATCGTGTCCCCATCCGAAGGGGTCAGCAGCGTTTGATCGACACCAACGTCAGTACCTCGGACACGAATCGCTTGCGTGCCATCGCGGCTAACCAAGGCGCCAGAGCTGGTTTGTCGGCTGTTCGACATGCGGATATCGGCCGGCGTCGCTCCAGTTCCGGTCAATTGAACCAGAGCCGTAGAGCAACTTATATCGACATTCTGCAGCTCGACGGTTACCGGTGAGCTAGTTTTAACGATAGGCACGAAAGTTTTTACGTTACTCAGGCCAAGGGTAATTGCAGTATCACCGGCCGGGAATTGCGCCAAAGCCGTCCCACCTACCTGGCTGTCAGAAATATTGATACGGTTGATCTGACCAGGGTTGAGCTTCTGAACAACGTATCCCGTATTGCTGGCATTCAGGCAATCCCTGATGTTGATCATGCTCCCGCCTGTCGACGCGGTCGTAAAGCCAATGTAGACAGCCGTCGCATCTGCTGGCGAAGGAAAGTACACAGCGCTTGGCGAATTCCCGGTATAAAACCCATCCAGCGTGAGAATCGGCACGCCGAAGTTGCTGCCGTTCAGCGCCCCATTCAGATAAACGCCGTAGTTTGTGCCCGCCGACGCTGCCCCGAAACGTAGGTTTTTAATACGGTACGGTCCCCGTGGATCGGCAATACGGATGATCCCGCTCGTCGCCGCCAACAGGCTATCCCAGGTCACATCTTCGATGGTTGCGCCAGAGCCCTCACCCGAAGCCGTCAGGAAGCTAATCAAAGGCACACCGGCTTGACTTGGCGCGCCCTTAATACCGCGCATGGTCAGGCCATTAATCGCAGTCTGGATGAGCACAAGAGGGTTGAACGTGACGCCGGAAAGTTTCTCCAGGTGCAAATTGTTCATGTTCCATCGCGTCGGCGTCGATCCCAGCTCATAGTGGCAAAAGCCGCGCGAGCCGCCGTTCCTCGCGACCAGGTCGCGCACTGTCACGTTCGACATGCTGCCCTCGGTATCCATGATGTAGGGGGTATTCGAGTCCTGCAGGTTGGTCACCACCATATCGTCGCCAGCCGTGCCGCGCGTGTTCGTGATCAATGCGGTGTCGCCAGGAGCAGTCAAGTGCACGCCATCGCCGGCGGTCGAGACGAGGTAAGTTCCATCCACCGTGACGTTGAGGAAATCGGAAATCGAGATAGTGAACCGGCCGCCCTGGTTGGTCGGGCCGTAGGTCTGCCAGGTCGTGTCCTTGATTCGGAGGTTGCTGACGCGCCGAAACGCGCTGGCAAAGCTGTTTTGGAAAGTCGAAGTGGTGAGGTGACCGCCAGCGAGATTTTCCGTGATCTCCCAATACCCGCCCTGAATCGTGATGTCGTCGTCGCGGTCAGTCGTTGCATAGACGTTCGCTACTGCGTTGGTTACTGCCAGCAGCGCTGGGTTGTTCAGCGTCGCGCCGGTTGCAGCGCCGAGACAGGTCCATGTGACGGTGCCATCGGTCACAGTGCTGGCTGCGGTGGTCGACCAGGTCGGCTCCGTTGTGCCGGTGGTTCCTGCCGTTGTGACCTGATACAGACTCCCGTTCGCAGTGGTCGGGCGGCCCAAAACGCCCGCGACTTTAACTGCGCTTGCGGTCCATGTCGTAGCGTTTGATGGCGTGGTAATCGCCTGGATTGGGCCGTACCACGCTGCGCCGCCGGCGCCAGCGCCAAAGATGCCAACCATGTTGCCGACATCCCCTGCGACGAAATTTGCCGTCAGCGAAGTGAGCGTGGCGTTGACAGTTGGGTTGATGACGCTTGCATCCGAAACGCTACGGCTAGGAAGGACAGCCTTGTTGCGAATGATGTTACCGAACACGCCCGCCACCAGCTTGAGTCGCGCCCCATATGCTGACATGTGCGAACGCGACGGCATCACAATCGGGCCGTTGAGGTAATACTGTGCACCGGGCTGCAAGGTTGCGCGCCCGCTCGCGGTCAGCGCCGCCTGAATCGCCGCAAGGTCGGCTGCACCTGTGGTGTCGCCCGAAGGCGTTACTGAAGTGGAGCTGCCGCCGCCCAGCGAAATTGCGGTGCCGTTCGGAGCCGTGAGCGCGATCGTGTTTCCCGAGGCATCAACTGTCGCCACGATCAGCTTGCGCGCAAACGATGCGGGCATGCTGCTGAATACAGAAAGACTCGTGCCGGTGAACGTCGCCGCCGTCGCGCCGCCTGCCGAACTCGAAAGAACCGATGTGCGAGTCAATACCGTCGCGCTGGTGACAGTGAACAGCGAGAGTTCCTCATTGCCGGCGCCGTCGTCGATCGAGAACGGCACCCCGGTGTCGCCGACCTTGATCGCCAGTGGGTCGCTTGCGCCATCAGCAATCGCCTGGGCCAGCGTGCGGAAGCCCGTGACGGCGGCGCCGAACGTGATCGTTGCGGCGCTCGTTCCAGCAGCGGTGAATTTCAGTCGGTCGGCAAATTTCATGTTCGGGTCATCTCTAAAAAGCGGTAATCGGGAGCGTCACGTCCAGCGAGGTGTTGATCAGCCGATCCGGATGACCGCAGTCGCCGCGGCCGGCGCCGGCAGGGTCACGAGGAACGGTGCGTTCGTGGATGTGACGTCGCCGCCGAAGTCGAGGATGGCTTTCGCCTTGTTGGCGTTCGTGCTGTCGTAAATCATGGCGTAGCGCGCCGTGATGGTCGAGTTAGGCCAGCTCGGGTCCGTAAAATCCATGATGGCCGTGTCAGCATCGAGCGTCTGGGTGATCCCAGCGAGCGTCGCACCGCCAGTGGTGTAGCCGGTTCCCGTAGCGGAGACTTCGCCAGTCGCGGTGTACGCGGTCGTGGCTTTGTTCAAGGTCGCAAGGCTCGTATACAGCGCGATTTTGTAGACGTTTGCCGGTGGGCAGGCTGCAACCAGGGCGTCGAGCTTGAATTGATTCGGGAATGCGGCGGTGCTGGACATGTTTATCCTTCAGGGGATGGGGTGGACGGCACATTAGCTGCCGAATCAGATGCTTGTAATTCGATCGTTCTCACGCGCCCGCGGCGCTCGAGCATCACCGTGGTAACGCCGCGATCGCGCAGCAGTTCGAATGCTTTTGTCCAGGTCTCGCGGTCGACCTTGCCGGAGGCGCCCTGCAGGTAAACGACCTTGTCGGTCAGATGCATCACCGTGAGGATGGCCAGGTACGGCACGCGGTTCTCGTAGCCATCCGGCTGGTCATAAGCGCGAATGTTCGACGTCGCCGGCGTCATCACCAGGTGGATCACTGGATTACCTCCGCTCCGCGCTCCAACGCTGCCGACCCTGGCGTGCCATCGCCCAGCACAGGCCGCCGAAGGCCAGCATGCTGGCACCGACCATCGCGCCGCGGATGAAGCAGTCGAGCATGGTCAGCATGGCTTTGCTTTCATCGGTATGGACTTGGCAACCTCAAGGATCGACGTGCCGAAATCACCCCACCCGTTCGCGCGGAGGACTGACCGGGCCTGCTCTAATTCGGCCAAGCACTGCGCCAGGCCTTGAAGCGCCGCGGAGTCAGCCACGATGAACTGGCCAGCTGGCGGGCAGCCGACAACGGCGCGTACCATCTGGAGTCGAAACGCTTCTTGGCTTGCTCGACCGTGGCTCATCGACCTACCTCGTGACATGTGCGTTACGGCTGTTCGCCGCAGTCTGGGCATCCACCTGGCGCGGACAGTTCTGCACGTCGGTGAAGCGGACGTGGTCGAACAATTTCCAGAAGCCGTCGCTCCAACGTGCTGAGTAGCGCATGCGATCCTTGGTGTAGAGACGAAAAAAAGCCGCTAGCGCATGAGCGGTAGCGGCAACTGCCAGCGATCTACCACGTCACGTACCACTTATGGAAAAAAGAGGTGGCAGCGGAATTGGCCCGAAAGTTCTCTAATAGTTCATTAATAGATGGAGGATATTTCTAATCCTCCTTCGCATTAACCCGTTCCAAGTAGCACTGCATTCGAGGAACATACATCCCTCCGTGAAACTTGGAGTAGGCTGAAGAAACTAACGTTTTGTCGATATTTCTTACGTTTTTATATTGAGCGACGCCGGTAAATTTGCTAGTGCTTGATTTCACTCAGTTAATTATTCTGGCATCAAATTTGCATTGATATCTGTGCTGTACTCCACTAACTACAAAGGCGAAAATCATGCGTACATTTGTTGTCGGAAATATTGCAAAGAAATTCTGTCTGGCGGCTGTCCTATCCCTTGGCGCACTGGCCTGCGGAATGTCATCGGCTGCAGTGATGACGTTCTCAGGGCTCCCGCCAGGTGAGACATCGATGTCGAGCTACACGGAGGCAGGCATCACTGCCATCTCTACAGACGGCAACATCTTCTGGGATTATCCATCTGGACAGCAGTTGCATCTCGATCCGACGTTTTTCGGCAATTCTAGCTATGACTTCATATTCGATGGAGGACCATTCAGCGTCACGTCGGTTGACGTTTCTTATGCAGACTCGGCTGCAATCGGTATTTGGACCGCCTACGATGCACTGGATAATTTAATCGCCACCTACGCCATGTCGGCATCGACGATTCACACAGATTCCGGCTTCGATGGATTCACTGGTGTGTATCGCTTGCATTTGCAAGACATTGACTCGCATTTCAGTATCGATAATTTGACGCTGGATGAGGATTCGGGCGGAACCGTGCCCGAACCATACACTGGCGCCTTATTTGGTATTGGGCTGCTGGGATTCGCGGCCAGCAGGCGCTTCAAGGGCAAGCGCGATAGCTTTTAACGCCATGGATGGTCTTTGCCGACTTTTGGGTTCGCAACACTGGATTTAGCAGGTAGCAACAAAGCTCGGCGCGTGGATGCCTGCCGCAATTTTCGTCCGATGCAAACATCCACGGCCAATAAAAAACCCGCGTCTTTTCAGGGCGGGTTTTCAATGCTCAGACATATCTTGTAAGTAGCAAATCTTCGGAGTCAATTTTTTAGACTATCGAATAAGTGCTTATTTTCGCATCGAATGTAACATTTCTCAAAATCTATTTTGTCTCAGTGAAACGTTACATCAGTCCTCCATCAGCGCGTCATCGGAGGCATGCAGAGACTGCGCGTGCACACGTTTCAAGCTGCCGGCAAGTGATAGCGCCTTCCGTGCGAATGCTCTAGCGCGGCGGTAGTAGGTCATCCGGCTAATGTCCATCTTATCCACATGGACCTTAATCAACTCGTCCGTCTCAATGTACTTCGCCTTAAAACAGGCATAGCCCTCAGCGTGTTCTGGCATATCAGCCTGCGCGTGGATTGCAGAGTTAAAAAAAGCCATGTCCGGATCGTTGCGAATGTTCGGCTCGACTCCATTCTTTGATGGTTGCATCCTAGCCAGCAGGCCCTGTGGCGCCGGCCTCAGGTAGAACTTGCGGGTGTCGCACCAGCGCACCCAGTCCAGGCAGTACGCGTCGATCTGGTTGTCGTTCAGGCGCGGGCCGCTACCGTCAGCGTTAGGATTTTTGCAGTCTTTGTTCATTGTGTTGGCTTCCTGTTGCGATATCGCGTGCTGCGCGAAGCGGTGCGCAGCGGCCCGTAATGCAAGCATTTCATTCGGCGGTGGTGGTCCCGGCCCGGCGCATCGCCATGTCGTGACAAGCGACCAGGATCTTGTGCCCGTCGTCCCGAGCGCCCCAGTACGACCTGCGGCACCAGGCCACCTCCCCTTCGTCAAACTCAGCCAGCGCCAGCAGTTCGGCCAGGCGCTGCTCTATCTTTTCCGGTAGTGGCCGATTCACTTTTCATTCGCCCATAGTTGTCATTTAGAGGGGTTGGTTGGACCCTCAGCAGTGGCACTCAGTAGTAAGGGCTGTACTTCGGCCCCGAGCAAAATCAGCAAAAACTTTCATCGAAAGTGGCATGTTCACGACTGGTCAATTCCGCTAAGGCCTGCCCGGGCCTCCCCCTCGAATCGGCCTCGACGGTGCACTTCTAAAAATGCGCCCTCCAGGCCGATCAAATATTCCAACTCTGTATCCCTGTTCGCTCCGGCATGTGCTCTCACGCCTCGGCAAGGCCCCCTCTGCGCCTTGTTCTTGCTGTGCCCTGGTGTTCGACGGTGCCGTAGGTGTTTTCGCGGTGTAGGCCCATCCAGGCCGTTGCACGTTTTTCTAAGGTGTTGTCCGCTCCACCTGGCGCCGCACTACTTGGCGCGCATCAGACGCGCTTCACGCATCACCTTCAATTTGATGTCGGCGTACACGCTGGCTTGCACCTGGGTGACGGTCCGCTTGCGGCTGAAACTGAACTCCTGGCCTTCCATGGCCAGCTCTATCTGTTCCATCGCGTAATCGTTCCAGTCGGACCCTTTGCAGCTCGGCGCGGCGACGCCCACTCCCAGCAGATCGGCGGCGGCGCGCGCGGCGTCCAGGCCCGGGTTGCGCCCGATGCGCGCGGCTGTCTCCCAGTCGTTATCAGCGCAGACGACGCCCATGGCGAATCGATCCATGCGCTCGGCCACCACCGGCAGGTTGCCGGCGTTGAAAGCCACCATGACGCGGCAGTTCGGCACGGCGTTGAAGATAGTCAGGCCGGTCGCAAAACCTTCAGCCAGGACCGTCAGCGTCGCGCGCGGGCGCTCGATCGCGTAGTAGGCGCATTTGGTCGTGGCGCCGAAATGGAATTTTTTCGTACCGTCGACCTGAATGCGCTGCAGGCTCAGCACCTTGCCGTTGTAGAGCATGGGCACCACCAGCGAGCCGGCCTCGTCGACACGCAGGCCAACGCAACCGGCGACGCCCAGGCCCTTTTCGATCAGGTACGGATGCGAATCACGCAGCGGCGTGCAGCGCTCGTAATATGCGCGCGCGCCCAACGTGGCCTCGATCAGCGAGGCGCGGCGCTCGGCCAGCCTGCGAGCTATCAGCGCTCGATCAATCGGTGCTGCCATCGCTTCGGCATCGGTCGAGCGCCACATAATCGGCTCGGCGTGCACTGCGTAATCCTGGCACCAGCCCACCATGCCGTCGTCGGCCAGCTTGATGCTGCCGTTGCGCTTGCGCGGGTGGCTGGCGGTCTTGCAGCGGATCCATCGGCCGGGCGTAAATGAATCGGGGACCATAATCCCGTTTCGCTGGACGAATTGCAGAAAGTCGCTCATGGCTGCTTGGCCTTTTTCGACTTCGCCCAGCGAATGTTGCTGTGCTGGATCCACTTCAGCGTTTCCTCTGTAGGCAATTCCAGCGGCACGTCCTTCCGGCCTGGCCACTCGCTGAACCGCTCCTGGTACTTCGCCATAATCCAGCCGTCACCCTTGCGCTTATCGGCGGCGTACTGGCGCAGCTGACCGTAGAACTTCATTTTCTGAGCGGGCGAAATTAGGATCTCGGCTTTGCCAGCTTTGATTTCTTCGAGCGTGCCAGCCACGCGCAAAATTTCTTTCGACTTGGCGTAGAGGTTGCCGCACGACGGGCACGCCGGCAGCGGGTCATGGACCTGAAAGCACGTCGGGCACTTAACCGGGTGGACTTCTTTTTTCTCAGCTGCTGGCTTCGCTTCTTTTGGCTTGCCATCGTCGAGCTCGTCGATGCCGTTTTCGAAAAAGTCCTGCACCTGGGACCAGAAGCGCATGCAGTTACCGCTGTGGTCCAGCACGATCGCCTCGGTCTTGCCGGTGGCGGCGGATGTGCGCAGGACGCGCCCGATCATCTGGATGTGCACGGCCAGTGCCTTGCGCAGCGGCCGTGCCAAGATCAGCACCTCGATGTCCGGCACGTCGAAACCTCGCGTCAGACTTTCGATGCTGATCAGGCCGCGGATGTAGCTGTCCGGCTTGCGGAATTCGGCGATTGCGTCGTCTTTTTCCAGGTCGGTCTGGCGGTAGGTGCATAAGTTGCAGATCACGCCCTCGGCCATGAATTGGCGCTGCATCTCCTCGGCATGCGCGACCGATGAAGCAAATGCGATGAACTTTTTCCCTTGGCCGTGCTGCTTGTATCCATCGACAACGTCACCAATGATCGGCATCGCGCGCGTCTCGGCTTCTTTCTCGCTCCACTCGCCTCCGATGACTTTGGCGCCCGTCATGTCGGGCTCAGACGCTGCGAACACACGGAACGGCACCAGCCAGCCCTCGCGGATCAGTTGGTTCGTGGTCGCGGCGTTGATGACAACGTCGAAGTACTTGCCCAGCCCCTTTGTAAACGGCGTGGCCGTCAGTCCGATGGTGTAGCACTCACGTTTCGCGAGGCGCTCTTTCAGCTTGGTCGAGAGTACGTGGCATTCGTCGATGATCTGGAGCTTCACCTCTGGCCATCCGCGCTTACCAGAGATCGTCTGCAGGCTGCACACCTGGATCGTTTCAAGAGGATCGAAATCCTCGTGCTGGGCCTGGGTCACGCCGTGCGCGAGCCCGTATTTCTTGAAGCGATCCGAGGCCTGGTCGACGAGACTGATGCGATCCATGATGAACGCGCCGCGGTTGCCTTTCGCCTTCGTGATTTTGAGCAGGTAGGTTGCCAGCTCGGTCTTGCCGAAGCCGCAAGGCGCTTGGATGAGGATGTTCTTGGCGCGCCGGAACGCATCCTGCGCGGCCGCTACTACTGGCACCTGGAGTGGTCGAAGTTCGAGTTCCATAATCATCCCTTTGCCACTGGGCTGATGCGGCTGGCCAGATCGGTGTACTTCGTCACGCCGGCAATTTTGCGCAGCTTGTCGAGCAGCTTTTTCAGTTCGATGACCTTGTTGTTAGCCTTCGAAAATTCTTCGTAGTGCATGGCAGCCCGGTTGCGGATGCCGTCACGGTCCAGCTCGAGCGCGATCAGCTGCGCGGCGAGGTCGCCTTGCGACAGCAGCTTTACGCGCGCGGCGAGAGTGTCGACCTGGTCCTGCAGTTGCTCGGCACGCGCCTGCTCTTCGCGCAGCAACTCGAATGGGTCTGGCGCGTCGTCGTCCGAGTCATCTGCCGCGACGGGCGCCGGCAGGGCTGCGCCGACAATGCCGAAATCGGGCGCATCGTCGTGGTCGCGCGGCGCCGCAGGTGCGGGCGGCGCCGGCGGTTGCGCTGGTTCCTTCGTGGCAAGCGTCGCCATCACCGACTTTACGGAGACAGGTTTGCCCTCCAGCTTGCTTTTCGCGATGAATGCCTCGATGGCCGAATCAGCAATGGCGGCCAGCTTTTCGTAGCGGTTGGCCGCCGATGTCGAGATGCCCGCGTCGGCAAGCGTCTCGCTTTTGCTCTTCCCACCGCTGGGAAGAGCGGATTGGTTCGTCTGCTTTTCCAGCGCAGCGCTTAACTCGCCGATAGCGCGCTGGGCGCGCAGCTTGATCTCGGCGGCCCACTGCTCCAGCTCGGTGTCGTTCGCCTGCTTGGCGTACAGCCGCATCGCTTCGGACTTGTCACGTACGTCCTTGATGTCGTCGACGTTGCGGCATGCGGCCAGCGCTTGCCGCGCCTGGTCGTATTTGATCAGGGCGCTCATATCGAGTCGCCTGCCAGAAACTCTGCCGGAACGTCCGAGAAGTCTTCCTCAGGCAGGTTTGCGGCGGCGTGCAGAATAGCGTTTGCGAATTTGATCGCGTCGGCTGGTGGCAGCAGCAAATAAACTTTGAACGCGAGGATGTCGCCAGTCTCGCAGCACGCGGCACTGGTCTCGATGATCACCGTTTCTGGCGCACCGCGGACCAACAGGGTGTCGTCAATTTTCGTATCCATCACGCGCTCCGCAGGTCGAAAGCTGCGAACAGCCAAGTGGTGGCACCCATCCCCAAGACGCCGCGGTTGTGCAGCCACATAGTCAGATTCTTGATAATCGACTTCATTGCGCCGACCCTTCTGGTGCGCTGATCATGTCCACGCAGTCGAACATTTCGCCGGGCCCGCCGATGCAGTCGATTGCCTCGCGGACAAGAGCCAGCACCTTCGCGCAAGCCGCCTGATCCGGACGCTGGATCAATGAAAGGATCAGCTCGCCGTGCTGGAACCCCTTCACGCGCGCAATGGCGGAGAGGTAGTCGAAAAGCGGCAGGTCGCCGGGCTTAGCCTCAGTGACGGACAGCAGTGCGGCAGCCTTGAATGTCTCTTCGGCCACTTCCTGCAGTTCATCTGGATGAATGACGAGACGTGACCGTCCCGCGCCGCCTGGATGCCCAGCGGCGTTTTGAAGTGTGTTCATGGAGCGCCTCGCTTATGAGGCTTTTTTGCGTGCGACCATCAACTTTTCAACGAGAATTTTGATCTCGTCAGTTGATTTACCTGCGATGCGCGCGGAGACGATTGCTTGCACCTCGTCATCGGGAAATCCGACCGAGCGTGGGCCAAGCTGGACCGCTTTTGGGAACAGGCCCTGCTCGATGAGGTTGCGAAGTGTGCTGGACGAAATGCCCATTGTGGAAAGAACGAGCGGCCGGCGATGGATTTTGCGCGGCGCAGATGCGATTGCTTGTGTCATGTTTGCAACTTTCAAAAAGTCGCAAAGGGAGAATCATTAAATTCGCGTGCGCGCAACGATTAATGTGTGATAATCACCCGGTCCTCTAGCGAGTACAGACCGTTTTCGACCCTTGCGTTGTTATCGGGGATGTGGGGCCGGCGCCAACCGGTTCCCGCGTTCAAAACTCTTCCTGCACCTTCTAATACTTCAGAGCAACCTAATACTTCGTCTCGCTGCTGATGACCTCATTTTAATTACATTAGCCTGCGCGGCATAGGACCTTTTTCTTGCACCGCGTCGGTTTCAATTTCGCAAAAGAAGAAAAACAGCAAAAAACGGTATAAAGTGTGGAAAAGAGGCATTTTGTGTGCTCGAATTTTTTTTCATTACCTCGTTGTTTTCCGCGATGATGTCGGTCGATTCCTTTAAGCGCGACAACCACTTAGCACCGACAGTGCAACATCGCCCATTGCTTCACCTCGGCCTGGACATACAGCGCTTGGGACTGAGAGCCACTCGGCAGCGTATATCTTATTGCCTTGGGAAAACTTTCGATTTGGGTGATTGCACGCGCCGTGCCTTCAACTTTGCAAAAATACTGCGCGATGTGCTTGAGAGTCCACAGCCGATCGCCAAGCGGAACATCGTCTGAATCGCCTTGCCCTACCAGCGCCTTTCGCTGGGCGGTATCAAGTGCGACCATTTCATTGAAACCGATATTCATGTCTGACATTTAAACCCCTTTGCTTATCAATGTCCGTTCCTGATGCATAAGAATATCATGATGGCTGTGGCGAAAAACGGACAACAGTCGAGATGACTCAAGTCGATGAATCCAAAGAACTTTTTGCGATCCAGAAATTGGCGGCAACGATGAGATTCCTACGAAAGATAATTCTCCTACCCGGGAAACGTGCTGCTCGTGTTCGAAAACGTTAACCTCAATCTTCCAGCGATCTAATCGCAAATGTTTCGCTACAGGTGGCTTTCGCCGTCAACGAGTTGTTCGTCGTTCGCGTCGTTGCATGGTCGCCGCGGATCACCAGGCTCAACTCGTCCGAGGTCGACGATCGACATCAGTCCGTTGATCACTTCCATCGCAAATTGCGCAGTGTTCACTACCCCAGTCACGCAGCTGATGGCATCCAACTGCTCTAGCACATCGATGACGTCACGAACAGTTGGTGGGGTCACCTTCGTCAAAAGCGCCGGGTATAGCGGCAAGAGGGACGGGTGCAACTCGTCGCGAAGTGATTGGAGGTTTGGCCGATCGCTGAGTCCGAAGCCGGACGCAGGCGGGACCGTCAGCGTCGCAACCTCAGCAAGCTGGATTTCAAGTCCGGACATCTCGCGGCGGAGGTGGCGAATTTGCGCCGCTGCTTCGATTGACACGCGATCGCCTTTTTGCAAAAGCTCAGCGTGAAGGGCCGCTAAGCTATTCGGCATAATCTCCATTTCACCCGTAATTGGGTCTTCAGCAAGCTCATGCTCTCGATGTTCCGCAATGGCGCTGGCGCTGATCTGCGTCATCAGGTTCATCAAGATACCGCGCGATTCTGGCCAGTCCATCGCGCCGTCGTCGATCAGGTATTGCAGCACCTGGTGTGCCTCCTCGGTACTGCGCGGCAGGATGCGGCCGAGACAACGGAAAGCATAGTCCTTGCGTGCATGGGCCTGTACTCCTGACTCGGCACAGTCGCGATCGACTGCATTGCGCAGCCAGTACAGGTCTGTCCAGAACTTCAGCTCGGCAAGACAGTCCGAGAGGGTCGCCGGGCGCTGGTTGATCCGCTCATCAAAGCGCGTCTCGACCGCCGTTTTGTCGAGGTCCCATTCGTCACGCCCTTGCTTTACGCCGACAAGCGCCTCTTCGCTGAATGTTTCCGCCGCAGTGTTGTGGAACAGCTGATCGCCGAATCGGGCATGCGCTTCCTGGCGCCGCGCCGCGAACTTAATCGATGTTTCCTCCCATCCGTCCAGGTCAGCGAAGCCCACGGCGCCGAACGTCGCGAACAAGTTGCGGCCGCTCGTGCGCGCGAGGTAATCCGAATACCGCTTCTCGAGTTCCTTGAGGGGCGTTTTGATCTTCTTGGCCGCCTTTTTGGCCTTCGCGATCAGCGCCGGTTGACCGGTGCCAATCACCTCGCGCAGCCAGATCACGGCGTCAACTTCCTTGTCGCCGGTGACCAGGCGCTGCGGCGGCAGCTCGGGCACCGCCAGCGCCGTCTCCGCGCTAAGCTGGATAGGCGGCAGGCTGAACAGCGCGCGGTGGATAGTGTTGTCGATCATTGCGATTCCTTTGTGTTGAGTTGTTATTTTCGCGGCGCTCACAGCCCGGCTCCCATCAGGACTTCGAACGGCATACCGAAGTGGGCTGCAGTGCTGGCCAGAATGCTGTGGCGACTGGGCTCGTCGAATTGCTCCAGGTGATACAGGGTCCACTCCAAACCGGCCTCGTACAGCGCCGCGCCCTCCTTGAAGAAGATCGTCGGATCACGGTGTAAGGCAATGTTGTCGCCGGTTATCGTGTATCGCGCTTGTGGCCCGACCTCAGGTCGCTGAGGGCGCGTCTTAGGAGTCCAATCCTTGGCCGCGATTCCCTTATAGTCGATTTCGATGCCGGCAATCCGTGACAGGCTCTTGGCCATGATGCTGGCATCGATAAAGCTGTCGTAGACTGAGCTGACGGGTAGGCCTTCGACCGACTCCAGCACGTCCTCATACTTGCGGAACCAAGCACGGAGATGTGCGACGTTGATGCACAGGCCTTCCAGCATCGACTTCACCTCGCCGGGTGGTAGCGGGCGGTCGGGCCCGACATAAACGCCGTCGATCCATTCTGAAGCGCCGTCATTAATTTCGACAACGTTGCTCTCCAATGTCATCAGCCTATAGCCAGTTCCGTTCGTCGACGGCACGGCCAAGCTTCCGCTAGCCTTGGCGGCTTGGCGGCAGGCCAGTCGCTCGTCGATGGCGTCGCGGATACCGAACAGCCACGCGTCACTGTACGGATAGTCCATCATGTGAGAAATCAGATGGCGCTCGATATTTAGGACATCGGAATCTTTATCCACTGCATCGGCGCGGATTGCGCCGTCCTCGTTTCGCGAGAGAAGCACGGCCCGTGCGCCATTTGCAAAGAACGCTTCGATCGTTTCGTTTGAGGTGATCACGCTGCACCACCGATCTTTGCGACGGCGGCGCGCCAGACGGATTTGCCTTCGTCCAAGCCGGCGAAGTAAGCGTCAGCCGCGGCGGTACCGGCTTCGTACGGCGGCACAATGTCGGTGCGGTTAATGCGATGCTCGAGCGCCATGCGCGTGCCGGCTTTGTATTCGGCGCTGCGTGGCGTGCGGCCGTTGTAGAAGGCGGCCTGCATGAGCTGGTCGACGGTCAACGCGCTGGCAATGATGTGGCGTTGTGGGCTGGCCGACGTGGCGACGACGGCGGTGGAAGCAACTTCATGTGCAAATTGCGCAACATTTTCTTTACTTCCCACTTTGTTTCCGATATTGTTACTCAT